CTTAAACTCCTCTCACCTCAAGCGTCTTTCACACATCCCTCTGTAGAGGGGATGTGTGACATGACGTTCAAGTAGTACTTAAGAGAGACCGGATTCAGGTATTACTAAAGAGCGAAAAAGGCGTGATAGAGCATGTCTTTGGCTCAGTGATGCCTATAGGAGACTCTGACGGTGGAGGCAATCACCGTGAGTTCCACACCAGCCCTGATCAACCCCAAGACCTTTGCCAATGCCACCCTTATCGACCTCGTCGAGGAGCTGCTGCACCGGCAGAAGACCATCACTGGCACCGACCGGAAGGATCCGATTCCCGCGCGCTTCGAGGAAGTGGGGAGTGAGGACCTGATTGCGACCGTGCTAGCCAGCCTGGCGCTGGATGCCCAGAAGCCGAACCTGAAGCTCAGCCACGGCACGACCCTGGCCTGTACCAACTGCGGGCGCCTGAATGCGCCGGCCTTCTACCTGAAGCGTTCTCACGGCCGCTATGCGGTTCTCTGCTTCGACCACGGCCAAGGATGCTGGGAGCGGTCGGCCCGGGGCATGTGCAGCTACGTCGACCAGTACCAGGCGCAATGCTCGGAGTTGGCGGAGTTCGCGGTGGCCTACGGCAAGGACAAGCTCAAGGAGCGCCATGTGTGCGCGCTCCATGTTCCGGCGGTTCTCTCTGACGCCGAACACTTCGTCTATCCCCTTCAGGACTAGCGTTACCAACCTACCCCATTTTCCTTTCCCCTCTGCTGTATCCCATGTATTTGGTACACGCGAGACCTGGGAGAGGATAGACACAAGCTCTCCTGTCCGGGCAACCACCGCCAATCCCGCCTAGCCTGGACGACAACCTCCCTCCTCCCGCAAGAAGGCCCCGAGTGTGCAGCCCTGCCGACTCGGGGTCCCGCCTTTTGCGGCGCCCTATACTAGACAGTTTCGAATGCCCCCTCCTCCGATCACCCCCTCAGACATGCGGGTCTCCGACCTCACGGTGCTTACCGAGGTCGACCGCGCCACCATGGCGCCGAGCCCATCTGTGCCCTCCCTCCTGGGCACCCGGGCAGATCTGGGTCTGACCGACGCCGAGAACCAGGAGCTGATGAACTACCAGCGCTCGCTGGTCATCCTCGGCCCTGCCGGCGGCGCTGTGCTCATGTGCCCTGGCAATCAGGTCGGCGTACGGCCTGAGGACCAGTGCCCCTACGCCTTCAAGTGCCCCCTGATGCGTATGCAGAAGGCCCCAGCTGGCCGGATGTGCCCGATCGAGCGGTCCATCACCGAGGAACGTTTCTCGGCCTGGGCAGCCGAATTCGGCAAGGATCCGATGGAGCTGGCCGAGTCGGACCGAGCCACCATTTCCCAGCTCACCTACATCGACCTGCAGGAACAGCGCTGCGTGAACGTGCTGGCCGGCGGCGACGCCGCTCGCCTCACTCAGGTCAACGTGACCGACGCGATCAACATGACCGTGCAGAACGAGGAGGGCCAGATGACGCAGCAGATTCTGCCCCTTACTTACGAGCGCGTGCTGCACATCAACGCTGAGCTTTTGGCTCAGCTGGGTGAACGTCGCAGGATGATTCTCAAGGATTGGATGATCACTCCTGAGCAGAAGTGGAAGATCGCGAAGGCCGAGGGCAAAGCCAAGGGCAATGACATCGGCACGCAGCAGTCGGCCCGCGGCGACAAGCTACGAAAGCTCGACCCAGATTTCCTCTAAGGAGAAACACAGTGGCAATGGAACAAGGCAAGTGGTTGGATCTTTCGAGTGAAGAGTACCGCGAGTACATCTACGAAGGCGGCGAGACGTTCCGCATCGAGCTTCCGACCGCGATCAACATCGCAGCAAGCTCCATGGGCGGACACTCCCACCGCATCAAGACCGCAGCCGGCGAGGGCATCTACGTCGCCCCAGGCTGGATCGCGATCAAGTGGAAGCCGAAAGCCGGCGCAGCAATCTTCTCGTTCTAAAACATCGACTCCCCACACGGCACCCGGGTTCTCCCGGCTGCAAGACCTGACGGTCAGAGATGGCCGTCAGGGCAACCCTTTCGGAGACCAATTCATGAGTAGGAAAGTCGGCCGTCCGCGCGCCAAGGTGACGCGGGAGCAGATCCAAAAAGAGATGAAGGACAACCAGCTGACCAAGAGCCAGGTTGCAGCCAAGCTTAACGTCAGTGTTGACACCATCGAGCGCCGCATGAAGGAGTCTCCAAAGGCTAAGCAGAAGACCAAAGCAGCAGGTACGTCAGGCGCAGGCAGCGCCAAGCAGAAGAAGGCAAAGGCTAAGGAGGCCCCGAAGCAGAGCCTTCACGCCCGCGCCATCCTGTCGGAGCGCAGCAAGAAGGCCGACTGGAGTGCGACGCCGGACGACTGCATTGAGGACCTCCGCGGTGTGCAGAAGGCCTGGCCTGACAGCTTCATCTCGCGCAATTTCTACCGCGTCCATGGCAAGTACTCGGATTCCACGTGGAACTGCCACTTCGGCACGTTCGAAGAGTTCAAGCGTCGCGCTGGCCTGCAGCTCTCCCGCGGCCAACATCACCTCGAGAAGAAGATCGCGCGTCACGCTGCTCTGGACACGTACCGCCAGTTCTTCACCGAAGAAGTCGCGCCCTGGATCGGGAAGTACGAGATCAAGCAGTCTCCCGGCCGCATCAAGAAGCTGCTGATCGGCAGCGACATCCATGACATCGAGGCTGACCCGTTCGTCCTGTCGGTTTTCATGGACACTGCCAAGCGTGTGCAGCCCGACATCATCGTCTTCAATGGCGACATCTACGACGAGTACGAGTTCTCCCGCTTCGACCAGGATCCGCGCCAGGTCAACATCAAGGCACGCTATGACTTTGTGCGCGAGCATGTGTTCAAGCCGATCCGCAAGATCTGCCCCAACACGCAGATCGACTTCATCATCGGCAACCACGAGCAGCGCATCCTGAAACTGCTTGCCGACCGCTCTCCTGCCATGAAGGTCCTGGTCGACCTGATGGGCATTACCTTCTCGCAACTCCTCGGCCTGGACGAATTCAAGATCAATCTGATCTGCAAGAACGACTTCGCCGCCTACAACGCGAAGGAGATGCACGAGGAAGTCCGCCGCAACTACAAGAAGTACTACGAGACGGTGATCGTGAACCACTTCGGCGACGAAGGGTTCGCGATGTGTTCGGTCGGCGGCCACACTCACAAGCCCAAGCTCAGCTCGACCGTCAACGAGGTCATGGGTCCGATCTGGGCGCTCACCACTGGCGCGATGGCCAAGGTGGATGCCGAGTACGTCCCGGGCAAGACGAACTACCAGCAGTCGTTCGCCCTGATCCACATCGACACCTGGAACCGTCAGGCGATCCCAGAGCACATCATGTTCACGTCGCGTATGGCGGTGGTTGGAGGCAAGTACTATTTCCGGCCCGAGGAAGAGGATCTGCTCCAGGCAGCATAAGGCCTAGAAACAAAGGGATGGTACGAGATGAAGATCGAATACGTCGAGAAGATCCAGGGAACGCCGGTGCTGCCTTTCATCATCGACGCCTATGTGAGTCTGCGCGAAGCGGGCAACATCGAGGCCTGGGACGCACCTGCATCCGGCGACGAGGAAGCGTTCTACATCCTCAACGCCAAGAAGAAGGTCGTAGCTGTCCTTTCGTTCTTCAAGTCGAGCGAGACAGGCTTCACCATCAACATGGGGTTTGTCCTCAAACCCTACCGGAAGCGCGGCTACTATGCGGCGCTCTGGAACCGGCTCGTCGAGGAAGGCCGCGCCCGCGGCCTGAAGACGATCACCGGGTATCACAAGGGCGGGAATACGGCCATCCTGGGCTTCAACGAGAAGGTCGGTCGCAAGATCAAGTACATCTGCTCTGAATTCACTCTGTAGTGCCCCTGCAAAATCAACCAGATCAGCGACTAGAGTCCTTCTTCCTATACTAGCCAGTGGTTAACGGGCCTTTCCGGCTCGAAAGGACCATCATGAGTGTTTTCAGCACCGCCGTGAACGGCTTCCGGTCGACCATGAGCCGTGCCGGTAAGATGTACAACTCGCTGCCTTCCCAGGTTGCCCTGCGGAACTCGAAGTACCTGGCCTACGCGCCCAAGATCGGGCTCATCGGGGCTGGTGCGGGTCTGGCTATCGGCGCGGCCTCTGGCAATTCCCGCGACCGGAACCATACCTCGCGCGCCGCGATGGGGGCTGGCATCGGAGCGCTGGCCGGCGCCTCTCTGTGGCGCAACAACGGCGGCTCAGTGATCCGCGGCCTACTTCGTTAATTCCAAATGGCTTTCTCCCAATCCATCGCCGGGCAGTTCACCGGCCGCCTGTGGTCTAGTCCGCTTGCCGGCGCCGCTGTCACGTTCGGAACGGGAGCCGGCGCCTTCGCTGGCGCTTCAACGTTTGCCGGGACTGATGGCACGATCGGTGAACGTACCGATGCCGGCCTGACCTCCGCTCTTCAGTACGGAGCTGTCGGCGCTATTGGTTTTGCAGGCGTGGTTGGAGCGGCGGCTACCGCCGGTGCCTTCCGTGCCGGCTGGGAAGGATACAAAGGACCGCTGCCCGGGGCGATCGGCTACGGGGCGGCCCGGAATGCCAAGGACCTCTTCTCCCGCGGCGCCGCCGGTGCCAAGTCGTACGGTCAAGGGCTCGCCGACGAGTGGAAATCCCTGGCCGGTTGGAGGAAAGTTCAGATTCTAGAGCGGCCGATGTTGTCTGGCGGGCTCGGTGCGGTTGTCGGCGGGCTCATCGGCAGCAAGGTGTCCGACGACAGTACCAAGGGAGCCGTTGTTGGCGCATCTCTCGGCGCAGGAGCAGGCATCGCTATCGGCCGGGTCGCTCGGGGCTCCAGGGTTTGGGGCTCATGGAATCCAGCTGCACGGACCGGTGTCATCATGGCCAGCTCGATCGCCCTCGGCGGCGTCCTGCGCATGTTTGCCGGCGGCGATGAACCTGCCGACCGCGCAGTCCCTGAAGACAACGGATACAGCGATGCTGGTGTTCGCGACCGGATGGCGCGGGTCGGAGCCCAGGGCGACCTGGTGTTCGGCCTCCACAACGGGCGGTAACTCATGCCGGTCACTATTGATGCACCCATTCAATTCACGGATGGCACAAGACCTCGATCGACCCTGCGGCTGCCGAGCGTAGCCGGGGAAGGCGCCTATGCGGGCGCCACGACGTATGCCAACACCATTCCTTCCTTCGCCAAGGACATCAAGAATGCCTACTGGAAGGGATACCGCTTCGCCAGTGAAGGCGCGTACTGGGGCATCCCCGTCGTGGCCATGGAAACGGCGCTCGCCAAACCAGGTGAGGTCATTCCCACACTGGCCGCGAAGTCGATCGGTCTGGCCATTCAGCCGATAGCCGGTGGGGTTGCTTCCGCTGCGCTGGCAGCAACTCTCGGACTCCCGCCCGTTGCGGCCGCACTCGCTGCCACGGTCCTGGTTGGATACGCCACCAGCCAGCTCGAGAATTCTATGGTCCGCAACTTCACCACCCTGTCTAAAGCAGGCGCTGAAGCTCAGCGGGTCCGCTTCGGTGCCGGGTTCATGGATACCCGGACCGCTCAACAACGACGAAATCGCGCAGCCACCGAGCTCGCCGGCGCCCTCCCTGCCTCCAGACGGTGGCTGGGCCAAGAGGCGCTCTTCCTTCACAAGTAACTCCAGGAGAATCCCCATGGGACGCAGCAAACTTAGCCCTCACCCTTCGATGGGCCTTCCGCCAGGCTGGCGTGTCGGCGACTTGTCGCCTTCCTACTCCTCGCCAGTCGCTGTGGTCACTGCGGCCACTGGAAACGTCCTCTCCGCTTCCTTCGAGCCTCAGGCCAACAGCGTGCAGATCATCGCGCAGTTCTCTGATGGCGGCACCACCTGCGACGTGACCCTGCTCAATGATGACGGCACCGGCACCTTTGTCGCCGTCGCCACATTCACTGGCGTGTCTCTCTTCAAGAACGGAATGACGGTCGGTGAGTGGCCCACCGGCATTTCGCTGGGCGGCCGCGCCTGCAAGCTGCAGATCGCCAACTACACCGGCACGGGATCCATCACCCTCTCCTACAAGAGGCTCAACTAAGGAAGGCCCGATGCGTCCGATTCCAATCAACGTTCGCCATCTCCAGATGACCCAGCAGGTTGGCAGCATCACCGGCCAGGCCATCGCGTGGAATCGCGTCCACAACACCAACAAGAAGTCCAACTACGGCTTTGCTCACCGTATGGGTCGCCACCTCGGCTACAACATCGTGGGCGCAATGGGCGGCACTCTCGCCGCCTCCGCCGGTTACATCGGACTTCAGGCTCTCCGCCGGAGATAAAGCAACTCCCTCTTTTATGTCCACTGGATTTGTGACTCTCAAGCAGCTGCTCACGGGCATGCCTGCTGAAGAGCAGTCGTTTCTGAAGAATGTCATCGCGCGCGACACCAACCCTGACGGGTCGGACAAAGGCATCGTGCGCCAGATGCAGAACGACATCTGCCGCAAGTGCCACGCTGACTATAAGCAGAAGTTCCCCGGGCGACCCTTCAATGTCCGCTGCCACGGCGTGAACGACGAGCAGCGCTTCCGCGAGAAGCAGATCCAGATGCAGGAGCTTGGCGAGGAGATGACCCTCGAAGAGATCCGTGACATCTACGATCCGGCCTACTGGGTCTCAAAGAACATCGTCGTCAAGACCGCCGAAGGCGATTACATCCCGATCCCTCTGCGCTGGTTCCAGACGGAATGCTTGAGCTGCACGTCTCCGCGCAAGGTTGATCGTTGGGCCCGCGGTATGGGCAAGTCTTCCACCGGAATCGGCGAAGAGCTGCACATGGCTCTGACCCGCAAGAAGATGGAGATTATGATCGTCTGCCCGCAGCAGACGCAGGCGGAAATGTGGTACATGGGGATCCAGGAACAGCTGGATAACTCCCCGACTCTTGCCGGTGTTCTGGCGGCGCAGAAGCAATCCCCCTATTACCTGCTGCGCTTCCACAACGGCTCGATCATCAAGATCTTCACCGCCGGTTCTGGTTCAGGCAAGAAGGGCGGTGCCATGCGCGGTCAGAACCCGCGCCGCATCCGCCTGGACGAGCAGGACTATCTGGCAGAGGGCGACTACGACGCCATCATGCCTCTGCTCCGCCGTTTCAAGGAGCTCACCTTTCATGGCTCGTCGACTCCGACGGGCTTGCGCGGCATGTACTACAAGATGTGCCGCGAGTTCGATCAGTACAAGGAATTCTTCCACCCGATCACCGATCATCCGGACTGGAAGGAAGAGAACCGCGAGCTCTACATGCTCGAGGCCAAGACCATGGACCGTTTCATCCATGAGTTCCTGGCTGAGTTCGGCGATCCGAAGGCTGGAGTCTTCAAGTCCCTGTTCATCGATCGCGCGCTGCAGCCGGCCTATCACCACCGCGACGCGCGCTGGGATGCCGCCAAGCGCTACGTCATGGGCGTCGACTGGAACGGCAAAGGTACCGGCACCCGGATCTACGTCGTTGAGTACGATACGACCACCCGCAAGCGCAAGACGGTCGATCGCTCGGTGGTGGACGATAACGCTGCAACCACAGCTAAGTCCATCGCCGAGATTAAGCGCCTGAACAAGAAGTGGATGTGCAACCACATCTACATCGATGCCGGCTTCGGCTTCGCCCAGGATGAGCTGCTCCGCACCGAAGGCCAGATGGCCGACCGTGGCGACGTGCAGACCAAGAAGATGAAGAACATCAAGGTCATCGACTTCGGTGGCACCTTGGAGTTCAACAAGCTGGTCCCCAACCGCGAAGCCGGTGAGAAGAAGCGGCCGGACGACGACGACCAGATCAAGCGCCGCACCAAGCCCTTCATGGTGGAGGGCGCCGTCATGGCGCTCGAGGAAGAGCTGGTCGAGTTCTCCTCTGACGACGACACTCTTCTGGAGTCCCAGATGCGCGGCTACCGGGTCAAGACCTGGTCGACCCACGAGACGCCCGCCAGCTACGAGACCGACGCCGAGTCCGGTGACCACGATCTGGACGCCTGGATGCTCGCGATGCTCGGAATTGAGATCGAGTACGGACTGTTCCGGACCCAGGAAGCAGTCAGACGTTTGGCTCAGATCGTTCACGTGGCAGGCTGGGGTCTAGGGCCCAGCGCGCCTGCACTACCGCCCGCTTCCCTGCCGACCGCTGCAACCACGGCGGACGAGCCGGAATCGGCCAAAACCAACCTGGCAAGGCGCAATGGAGTTCAGTCCCGGACCATTGCGTCTGCCCCACAGCAAGGACGCGTGCTACATAACGGCCGCGGCGCCGCGCTGGTGGCACCCGGGGCCAGCTCCCGCAACTACCAGGCGGGGCGTGTTCCATCCCGCACCGCGAACTTCACCAGCCGTGGCATGCCGTCCAGCATGCCGGGCCGGATGGGAGCTTCGCCCTTCAACAGCATCGGCTCGGGGATCCGGTTCAATCGCTAATGGCAGTCCAGACCAACATTGCCGAAGGCTACCTCAGTGCGTATGAGCGGCCGATTGCTGTGTCCGTTATGGACAAGACCCAGCAGTGGCCGTTCCTGCAGCAGCTCTCCTTTGCCAGCACACTCGAGCTGCAGAAAGAGACCTTCCACGGGTTGAACGACTTCAAGATCCAGATGGAGAAGTACTCCTCCACCAACTGGATGCTGTCGCAGGCCTGGAAGGTCATCCAGCTGCTCGTTCCTCTGAATGGGCAAGTTGCAACCCTGATCTACGTCGACCGAACCCTGGGCAAGGTCGGCAAAGCCTTTCAGTCGCTCCAGAACTTCGGCCAGGTCTTCGCCCTCTCGCCGACGGAACTGCAGAGCCCCTCCACCGTGAACACGAAGGTCCAAGCACTCTCGTAACCCGATGTCATTTACTCCATGGCAATTCTTCCGGACTCCACCGCCGACGGTAGCCTCGCCTGTACCGGCGAGCGCGACGCCCTCCGCTGGAGCGAGTTCTTCGGCTTCGACCCCGACGACGAACTCTTCTCGCGCGACTTCGGTAACGAGTCAGTTGGCGGATTTGGTGGGAATGGCGCAGTACCTACAGAGCGTGATCCTGAGCCTGACCAAGGGCCTCGGAGTGACGGTCAATGCAAACGCTGATCCTGATCTTGCTCGTGCTCTATCTACTGTCTACGGGTCCCTCCCGCCGGCCATCAGCATTCAGATGTACTCGAACTCGCTCGATGTCGAGTTCGGGGCGCAGCAAGTCACCTCCACGGCCGGTCCTGGTTCCACGATCCAGCCGAACCCCTTCCAGAATCAGGCCATCGTAACCATCAACAAGGCCGTTGAATCGGCGCTTTCAGACCAAGGTGACTTCCAGAGCCAGTCGGCTCTCATGCTGCGCAGTCTCAAGACCCAGGCTGCCGTCTACACCCAGTGGCAGACGCAGCTCCAGGCGTACCCCGCCGCAACCTCCCAGGCGGCGACCACTGCTTCCGGCGATGTGATCCAGGCGTCGCAGGTCGACATGGGCGACGGTGTCTATAACGCCGTCGTTTATCACGCCGAACAGATGGCCAACACCTATGCCTCGGTCTTCAACATGATGGCCACCGCATCGGTGGTCAGCGCGGACATCGCCGAGGTCGCGCAGAACTTCATGCCAATGGCGAAGGCCGACCTGGCCCGCCTCAAGTCGCTCTTCAGCTTCACCCAGATGACGAGCATCAAGGAGAGCCTGGAGGATGTGTCGAACGGCCTGACCTCCTTCGTCTTCGCCTCCATGATGGTCGAGGCTTCGGCCATGGTCTTTTCCCTTGACCGGATCGCGCAGATGGCGATCAGCCCGATCAAGGCAATGACGAACGGGCTGGCGACGAATGTGACCGCGGTCCAGGGCGCCACGGCCACCACCCTGAGTGGTGTCCTCCGTTCCCCGGTTTCCGGAGCGCGCGTACAGGCCGGCCCGCTTGCAGGCCTGATCTCTACCAACAGCGCCGCCTCTGCCTGTGGATCGAAGTCGTCGTCATCGTCAAGTTCCGGTTCTCCGAATGCGGTGTCCAAAGCAGCGGCCGCGGTGAGCCAGAAGCTGCAGAAGGGCACTGACCTGCTGGCCACCGGCGCCACCAAGATGTCGCAGGGGATGAACGAGCTGTCCACCTTGATCGACTACGGGACCAGCAAGGCCAACGACAAGATCCAGCGTTCGCTGATCTCATTCCGCAAGCTGATGTCCCGGTCGCAGACCGACCTCTGCTCCCAGGTGCAGCTGCTGACCATGGTGAACAACCTCAGCACGCTGTCATCGCTGGCCGATGCCGTGCTCAAGCAGCAGCAGAACGGTTCTTCGGCTACGCAGACCTCAACGACCTTGCTTGCCACCCTCGGGTCGATTCTCGCCGCGACCACCTCCGGTAACGGCGCGACCTACACAGTGCAGAACGGCAACGTGACGGTGAACCCACCGTCGATCCCCGCCCCTACTGCCGCCGCGGCCGCGGTTCTCACCAAGGCCGGTGTGCAGACTACCCTCGCCGGCATCAGCCAGGCTCTCTAAACGATCGGTCTCCATGTCCACAAAGCAAGACCAGCAAACCCGTCGCCAGAACTTCATCTCGGCCCGCCTCACCGCTTGGAAGGCAGGTCAGCTCGACATGCCCAAGGCCCAGGTGGCCCGGCGCAAGATCGATGGCGTTGAGATCAAGCCGAACGTCAAGGGTCTCGACCGTAGCAAGATGACTGACGTGGCGCCGGAGCGCGCCCGTTTCATCAAGCAGCCACCACGCGCCGAGAGCATGAAGATGCAGGACAGGATCAAGGTCCCGACTCCGCTGTACGAGACCATCGCTGAACGCATCGACGATGCCAATCAGACGTACAAGCGCATGTGGGGCATCATCCAGCCGGAGTACAACCTGCTGGAGCCGTTCACGATCTTCGACTCCGAGCCCTACGTCCGCCAGGCCATCAATCGCAAGCTGTCCCTCATGTTCCGCAACGGCTTCGAGATTGTGGGCGACCAGAAGCCGGATGTCGAATACATCGAGCGTCGGCTTGAGGTCATGGAATACGTGATGGAGCGGGACACCCAGTCCTTCTTCACCCAGATCCTGTTCAACCTCCTGCTCTGCTCGAACTGCTTTCTGCAGAAGATCCGCAAGGAATCGGCGACCATCGTCAAGCGCAAGGAGGGCCGCAAGGCTCCCGTCGCCGGCTACCGTCTGATCCCGGCGCACATGATCTTCCCGTACCTCGAGGACGGTATTCCGGTGAAGTGGCGCCGCTACTTCGAGACCGGTGCTCCCTTCGAGGATCTCGATCTCGACGACGTGATCCACCTGAAGTGGGACGTCAAGCCGGGGCACCGCTTCGGCACTCCGCGGTTGATCGGCGTCAAGGACGACATCTTCGCTCTCCGCCGGCTGGAAGAGAACGTCGAGCTGCTGTTCATCAACCACCTCTTCCCGCTCTTCCACATCAAGGTGGGCAACGAGAACAACCCAGCGGGCTGGGATGAGAACGGTGTCAGCGAAGTCGAGCTGATCAAATGGCAGATTGAGAACATGCCGAAGGAAGGCGTGTTCGTCACCGATGAGCGCGTCGAAGCCGATGTCGTCGGCGCCGAAGGCAAGGGCCTGGACCCGAAGGCCATGCTGGAGCACTACAAGTCCCGCATCTACACGGGACTCGGCATGAGTGCGCTCGATATGGGCGACGGCAAGAATGCCAACCGCGCGACCGCGGACAACATCTCGCAGAACCTGAAGGACTCGATCAAGGCCGACCTGGAAACGTTCGGCGGTCTCATCCGCCTGCTCGTCTTCAAGGAGCTCTTCATGGAGGCGACCTACTCGGTCTCCGTCCAGAAGGCCGTGGCGCGCACCTGGATTCTCTTCCACGAGATCGACCTCGACAACAAGATCAAGTTCGAGAACCACGTCATCCAGCTCTTCCTCAACAACCTCATCGACGAGGATGAAGCTCGCAAGATGATCGGCAAGAAGGCATTCGAAGAGGTGCAGCGCAAGAAGCTGCACTTCGACCTGCACGTCGTGCGCCTGGTGCGCGAGACCGAGAAGGCGAAGGCCAAGTCTCAGATGGATCTGCTCGAGATGCAGCACGAGCAGATGAAGGAAGCTCTACCGCTGCAGACCGAGCACGCCGAGAAGCAGGCCAACACCGAGAAGAGCCTGCTGCAGGCGAAGGCGAAGCACTCAGAGGCCACCTCTGCGCACAAGGTCTCCGTGCTCGAGGCGAAGACTGCTCACCTGAAGGCCGGCGGTGCGCCGCAGCGCGCCACCACGAAGAAGAGCTCGCAGGGCGCAAAGTCGGTGCAGAACAAGACCACCCCGACGAACCAGCATGGAAGCAACCTCGGTCCCACCAAGGCGCAGAGCGCTCTTGAAGGGTCTGCATCGGATTTCACTGATGCCCTGACGCAGCTGGTTGATTCGCTCAAAGACCCACAAGGGACTATCGATCTGGCCGAATGGAAGACCAAGTCGGCCGAGACGATCGACCAGGTTGCGGATCAGATCCTTGCCCAATCCGTTGATGGCGATGGGAATTCCTATACTAGACAGGACCGAACGGGGCTAGACCACTTGAAGTCTCTTGTGGCAACTACCTTCGACCCCGAATTGCTTGCCGTGCTAGTTCCCTCTGGCTTGAGCGAAAAGGTCACTGATGTCACAGCAGATGAAATCGACGAGCTTCCAAGCTCCCTTCCAGGTTCGCAAGACTCCGATCGCGGATGCCCAGAACCTGAAGCCGCAGAGTAGCGTTCGGATCTCCGAGATCCCGGCGCGCTTTGAAGGCACTGTCCCGGTGAACGTTCCTGGCGCAGCAACCACCCGATAAACCGAAGAGGAATTCATGGCCTGGATCCAGATGAAGGACTTCTGGACCTTCCGCCCAACGGAAGTCCAGGAGAACAAGAAGCACCTCTTCGAGTGCAAAGATTCGAAGTCAGACACCGGCAGCTCACTGCTGGTGCATGTGGCCGCCTCCCACTCTGCCATCGTCAACGGCAACCGGCGTTTCTACCGGCCCGACAAGATGCAGGAAGGCATCCACACCTGGCTGCCTGAGAAGGCAACCGATGGTACCGTCCTCCGCACTCCCTGCCCGGTTCTTGTAGGGCACGACGAGAAGGGCGATGTCCTGGGCCGCGTACTCGAAGCACAGTACGTGGATGAATCGTGGAAGTACGCAAACGACTTTCCGATCGTGAAGGACTTCGTCTTCTACCAGCGTGATGGGCGTAAGCGGAGGAACCTGTTTCAGTCCGTGGACTGGGTGGTGGACAACCTCCTCCCGCTCAAGGAATACACGGGCCTGGGCTACACCGATTTGGGCCTCCGGATCACGAATCCAGAGGCGATCCGCAAAGTTCTGGCGGATGAGTACCTGACCGTATCAGTCGGATTCAAGACCGACGCCGCGGTTTGCTCGCTGTGTCACACAGACTGGGCGACCGACGGCAAGTGCGGACACAAGCTGGGCGAGATCGAAGACGGCCACCAGATGTTTCTGATCGCCGGCAAGATCCATAACACCGAGCTCAGCTTCATCAACTTCGCCGCTGACCCGTTCGCAACCACGCTCAGCAAGAAGGTCCTGACGGACAGCCTCGAGAAGATGTTCTTCCTTGGCCTTCCAATCGATGTGCAAAACAACGCCGTCTCTGACGGGCTGCAGCTGACCGACGGACTCGTCTTCGAGGCCGACCTTCAGGCTGCCGAGGAACCGATGAACTCTGTAATCGACATCAACTCGCTCGACCTGAATGCCCTGGAGACCGAACTCAAGGCTCCGGCGTTGACCAAGGAACGGGCGACGGAAGTGAAGGACTCCCTGAAGGCCTGGGCCCCGGACTCCGACGAGCTCAAGAGCAAGAAGCGCAGCCTGGTTTCCACCGTCAACGCAAAGATCCGCAAGAA